ACACAGCCTTGTATTCCACATCCACTTCACAGCATTCGAACGTCATGACACCGGTATCTGCATCACAGATGAGTTCGGCATCAGGGAAGAGGTACAGGAAGGTGATCAAGTCCCGTAAGCTGGTGTCGGCCATTTGCTTGATCATCTTCATGACATGTTCCCTGAATGTTTCTGATAGGTTCATTATGTACCTTGCAGGTACATTGTCAAGCACAAAAAAACCCGCCGAAGCAGGTTTTAGGAATTGGTCTGTGTTAGCGGGAAAATCTGCGGGGTTTACCTGAGAAAATAACAGTGCCAATGATGGAGCAATTACCGTTAATTTTGACGTAAGGCTCAGGCCAGTTCTTATTCATCGCCTTCAAATATTTTGTACTGCCATCTTCAACAAGCCTTTTAAAGGTCGTCTCACCTGAGTCAATCATAAGGGCAATTACATCATCCCCATGGATTGGAACCACCTCCGGATCGACAAAAATCATTTCCCCCTGGCGGTATTCGTCAACCATCGACTCACCTACAACGCGAAGAATATAGGTCATAGGCCCGCAAGGTACTGGGCATGGGTAAGATTCTGCCACGCTCATATCAACCTCTGAATAACCGATCTCCGTCCATGCCCCGGCTTGGACCCAGGATATGACGGGAACCATTTGATAATTCAGTTCAGTATCGGTTACCTCTTTGGCAGATGCAACCTCGCTTGGCTTATGCTCCTGATCTAGCCATCCAGCGGGCACATCAAAGCAGCGCTCAATGTGACGCGCCATGTCTTCGCCAATGTTCTTGGTTGCGTTGTCGCCTAAAAATCGACTGGTCTGCGTCGGCTCGCGCTCAATGATGTTTGCAAAATAGGTATTTCCACCCACTCCATCACGCAGCTTACGAGCGTTCTCACGCCTTATTTCATTGATTGTTTTCATAACGCCATTAAAAAGGATGTACCAAATAGGTACAAGTACCTTGAAGGTTCATTTTATATGTGTAGAATGTACTCAGGAGGTACATCATGAAACACTACTGGGACTCACTCTCGCAACAAGAGCGGTCTCAATTAGCCAAGCGAGTTGGTTCAAGCGCCGGTTATTTGAGACTTGTTTTCACCGGTCACAAGAAAGCTGGATTTACCCTGGCACAGAAGCTGGAAGAAGAAACCGCAGGTGCGGTTACACGTTCAGAGCTGAGACCAGATATTTACCCCGGATCAGATTCTATTCGTCCGGCACCTTAAAGAGAACTACAGCAGGGAAAAGGAAATGGTAGACACCATGAATGTGGCCATCAACCAGATGTGTAAGGCATTACCTGGCAATCGCGCCAGCATGGCATCTGCGCTAGGGATGACTCTGGATCAGTTCAACAACCGTATGTACCGCAAGTGCAACAGCCATTTTTTCACCATTGATGAGCTCCAAAAGATGGAGGACATCTCAGGAACGGCATTTCTGGCGGAATATTTTGCAAACCGCAAGGGCTTAACGCTGGTGGATATCTCAACCGTTAAGAACGTCGACAAGGTCGATTTGTTTGATATCGAAATGCAAAACAAAGCGACGGCCGGGAAGCTGGCTATCGCAAAGCAGGATGCTGCAGCTGATGGTGTGATTGACCAGAAAGAGCTGAAGAAGCTGTCAGGTTTATTTCATCAAAAGATGCGCGGCCAAATTCACGGCTTTCTTGGATTTCTCGCGCTGTATGGCGTAGGCGTCTCAGAACATTCGGTGGACATGTTTATGTCACATCGGAAAGCGGAGGCAGGCATTCAGATTCAGGCACAGGAGTTATGAGGTGGGTAGGGTAGAAAAGTTGAACGCCCCGGTTTGCAGACCGGAGCGCTCGGCATCGTCAAATCAACTTGCGTGGAGAAGTAACGACATGAACAGCTTAATTCAAAAAAGGCCGTCAGTGCAATTCCGCTGCCGCGTGGAGGCTGCAGGGTTGCGGTATGAAGAGATATTACGCGTTGCCGGTGAAGCAAACAACTACCAGCCAGCTGCGCCTGTGGTAGTGCAGAACGCCTGGAATGATTTCTACCGCCAACCGGAGGCAGAACAGTGCGAGAACTTAATCGTTGGTTCACAGATCGCCGCGGTATTCCCGTTCGAGTTATCCGATGGGAGCCTGAATCAGGCCGCGTTATCTACCTCCGGAAAAATTACGAACATGGCGAGTGCTTTTGCCCTCTACACCAGTTCCAGCGCGACTTCAGGGAAATAGAGGCTCCAGATGAGTAAAACTTTCGAGGTCGTCCAGGCAATGTCTGGACATAAAAATGTGATCGTCATACCTCGCCCGTATCTCAATTTCTTTCGTGGCGAGCAGCAGGCGCACGCGCTGGCAGCGGTGCTAAATAATCTCGTGTTCTGGTCTGCTTTCGGCAACGAGAAAGGCTGGTTTTATAAAACCTACGAGGAGTTGGGTGAGGACGCTGGTGGGCTAAGCAAAGACCAGACAGAACGTCTGGTGAAGAAGCTCGTAAAGAACCATCTTGCAGCAGCGATCCAGACATCAGTCAGGAAAGTAAATGGTACGCCAACAATGCATTATAAAGTTGATGGTGACACCTTAATTTCCTTAATTTTCAATGAGAATTCAGAAACCGCGAAGTCGCGAAATCAAAACCGCGAAGTCACGACTTCCAAACCGCGAAGCCGCGACATGCAAAGCGCGAAGTCGCAGGATCATGGAAACCGCGAAGTCGCGGAATCTTTTCTCTATACAGACGTTAATACAGACATAGACATACAGACTAATAAACCTCTTAGTCCGGTTTCTTCGAAACCAGACGACTCCAGCGATCTAAATCCTGATGCGGCAGTAAGTAGCCCATCAAAACGCCAATGGGGCTCTGCTGAAGACCTCCGCTGTGCGAAATGGATTTGGTCACGCATCGTCAGCATGTACGAGAAAGCCGCAGAAGCCGATGGCGAAGTCAGAAAGCCTAAAGAGCCGAACTGGGCAGATTGGGCAAACGAAGTGCGCCTCATGTGCAGTCGGGACGGCAGAACACATCGTCAGATTTGCGAATTGTTTGGACGTGTTCAGCGCGATCCGTTCTGGTGCCGCAACGTGCTTAGCCCTTCAAAACTGCGTGAGAAATGGGATGACCTCTCGATCAAGCTGAGCCCTGCTGGTGGGCAACGAAGCATCACTGACATTCCAAGCGCTGATTACGAAATTCCAGACGGCTTCCGGGGGTAACGATGAACACTGAAATGCTGATTCTTACGCACCTGATGTCCTTTCCCGGCCAGACCCCGGCGCAGATCGCCAGAGCTATCGGACGCACCCGCAGCACCGTAGTTTCTGCACTGCCGGTAATGACCGCTGTTGGTGATGTCTGGAGCGACGCCGAAGCCCACTACTTCACCGCAGAGCCAGCTGGCGAAGGTGACGAAAAATACATTGCCCTCTGCGACAAGTCCTACAGCCTGCAGGAGCGCAATCTGTGGAATCGCGCCGCCAATGTGTGGCAGCAGGCGCAGCAGTCAACCCGCAAAGCTGGTCTCCGTGAGAAAGCGCGAATCCGGGCAAACATGTGCGTGGCGAAGGCAAAAGAGCGTGACCCGAAGCCGTTGCCCGATCCGTTCTGCGTGCGAGGTAAACGCCGATGATTGCCGCCATCAAAGCGCACTACTGGCGCAACGAAGATTACTACCGTGGCATTCGCGCAGCGGTTCTGATGATTACCGGTTTAGTTATTGCCCTGATATGGGAGTTGAGAACAGCATGAGCAATTTGCTTCAGGTTTACAAAAACAAAGACGACAACGAGACCGACATCACGGTACGTAAAACTTACCTGCTGGGTGTTAGTGAGTTGTATATCGAACCTGGTTACAACGTTCGCGACATCGATCAGGCTCACGTCGAAGAATTCCGCGATGCGTACATTGCCGGTGAGAATGTTCCACCTCTGACCGTTCAGGTTACCGCGCAGGGTGTGAAGGTGATCGACGGTCACCACCGCTGGCACGGCGCGAAGCTGGCACAGGAAGCAGGACATGAAATCCGCCTGGAGTGCAAAGATTTCGTAGGCAACGAAGCCGATCGCATCGCCTTCATGGTGACGAGCAGTCAGGGCCGCGCGCTGGAGCCTCTGGAACGCGCCGCAGCATACCAGCGCCTGATTAATCAGGGGTGGGAACCGGCAGAAATTGCGAAGAAAGTTAAACGCTCTCCATCAGACATCGATCAACACCTGGCGCTGCTGAACGTCGGTGATGGATTAATCGAAATGGTTAAGACCGGCGAGGTTGCAGCGACAACTGCAGTAGCTATGGTGCGCGAGCATGGCGCGAAGGCTGAGACGGTCGCCAAAACGCAGCTGGCAAAAGCGAAAGCCGGCGGCAAGAAGAGACTGACCCGTGCCGCAGCAATGCCGCAGTTTAGTGCCACCCGCGCGCGTCGATTGCTTGAGCTCCTGCAAAAAGCCGAATACGTCCAAAGCGAAGATGTTAACTGCCTCTACGTTAATGATTCAGTTGCTTTCGAAGTGGCAGCAATCCTGGCTGAATACGCTGCGCATTCAGCCCAAACCGTGGAGGGCGCGTAATGCCTTACCAGCTCATCTACGCCGATCCTCCCTGGCCATACAACAACAGCATCAGCAATGGTGCTGCCACTGATCACTATCAGACCATGTCTATGGCTGACCTTAAGCGCCTGCCTGTGTGGGCGCTAGGGGCAGAAAACTCAGTTTTAGCGATGTGGTACACCGGCACCCACAACCAGGAAGCGCGCGAACTGGCTGAATCATGGGGCTATCGCGTCCGCACCATGAAGGGATTTACCTGGGTGAAGATGAACCAACGCGCAGAAGAGCGTTTCAACCGCGCGCTGACCGAGCAAACCATTCACGACTTCACCGACTTGCTGGACATGCTTAACGCAGAAACCCGCATGAACGGCGGCAACCACACCCGAAGCAATACTGAGGATGTGCTGATAGCGACTCGTGGCACCGGACTGGAACGCGCCAGCGCATCGGTAAAGCAGGTTGTTTATTCATGCCTGGGCGAACACAGCGCTAAGCCGTGGGAAGTGAGAAACCGTCTGGAGCAACTTTATGGTGACGTGTCACGCATTGAGCTGTTTGCGCGAACCGCCGCCGAGGGCTGGGATTGCTGGGGCAACCAGTGTGACAGCAGCGTGCAACTGATCGCCGGGAGGGTGGCATGAAGCTAACACCAAAGCAGCGATCAGCGCTGCGTATGAAATTTGGGGGTCGGTGCGCCTATTGTGGCTGCGAACTACCAGAGAAGGGCTGGCACGCTGATCACGTTGAACCAGTTTTACGCATTTCCGAAATCGATCAGAAAGCAAGAAGCAAAGGTTTGTGGAAGCTGAGAAACACAGGCGACGTTATTCACTCCGCGAGAGACAGCATCGAAAATCACTTTCCGGCCTGTGCACCTTGCAATCTGTTTAAAGCCACTTTCAGCGTGGAGTTATTTAGAGAGCAAATCGCAGAACAGGCGGAACGCGCGAGATTATACAGCGTTAACTTCCGCACCGCTGAGCGCTTCGGTCAGGTTCAGGTAACGTCATCGCCAATAGTGTTCTGGTTTGAGCGATACCAAAAGCAAGAGGGCGCGGCATGAAATTAACTCTTCCATTCCCTCCAACAGTAAACACCTACTGGCGTCACACGCCAAAGGGAGTATTAATTAGCGCCTCCGGGCGCTCTTTCCGTTCAAACGCGATAGCCGCGGTATACATGCAATTAGGCCGCAAGCCTAAGCCGCTGGATTGTTCCGTAGAAGTCACTGTGATTATTGCACCACCTGATCGCCGATCTCGCGACCTTGATAATTACCTGAAAGCGCTATTCGACAGCCTGACACATGCCGGCATCTGGAAAGACGACAGCCAGATTAAGCGAATGGCGGTTGAGTGGGGACCAGTAACAAACAGCGGATACGTTGAGATAACCATTGGTGCTTATCAGGCGGTGGCGGCATGAGGGCGATCCTGACACCTGAAATAGCGCATCAGACCGGCATTGTGCTGCTAAAGCCTGGACGAGAGCTGCTACCGATGTTTCGTGGCCGCGTTTTGGTGTGCACCCCATCTGGTGATGTTTCACACCTTCCGTCAGGGTTAATCAACGACAGCCCGCAACCGTTGCTTGATGAGCCGCTGCTGAAAACCTTTCTCGCTGATGAGCGCGTGATCGATGCTGCTGGTGGATGGGAGGCACACGTCAGATGGGTGCAAAAAATTCGCTCCTGTCAGCATCACGAAAAAGATTCTTATCATCACCACGATTACACTACCTTGCGGACCGAACGAGGCGCGGTTTGCCTGTGCTACACGCACGATAATTTTTGCCGGGCCAATGGCGCACCGGCACCACTGGAAGAGGTTGCAGCAGATAATCTATCCCGCTGGGTTATCGAATCAGCATGCATCCAGATGGGTTTAGGCGCTGATCACCTTATGACGCTGCCAGAGCTGTGCTGGTGGGCATGCATCAGGGACGTCATCGACCTTATGCCGGAAGCGCCGGCCCGGCGTGTTTTGCGTATGCCGGTGGAGAAGCCAGCAACAGGACCAATGCCGGAGGCAGATATCAACCCTGTGCGCGCTGCGCGGGAAGTGATTCAGGAAGCGGTTGAGGTGGTTAAGCAGGTGATGACCATCAAAGCCGACCCGGAGTCGCCGCAGTCGTTTATGGCGAGACCAAAACGGCTGCGCTGGAGCAGTGAGAAATACACGCGTTGGGTCAAGGTGCAGCCATGCGTCTGCTGCAATAAACCAGCAGACGACCCACACCACATAATCGGACACGGACAGGGAGGAGTGGGAACGAAGGCGCATGATTTGTTTGTGATACCGCTTTGCAGGGCGCATCACGATGAGTTGCACCGGGACATGAGGGCATTCGAAGAAAAATACGGCAGTCAGTTAGAGCTGCTGTTCAGGTTCCTTGATCACTCGATTGCAGTCGGCGTGATCGGGTAAATTAAAAAGCGTGGAGGAATATTTAT